TGTCAACCCACTCATCAGTACTCTTCGTATCGTCTGTTGGGACTCCTCAGAGAACGCATGAAATCCGTCGTGACCGAAAGACCGGTCTTTGCTACCACGCTCTGGGCCGCGTCCTACCTCGCCTTGAGTGTCGATCTGCTCACCGTTGATGCTACCTGCCATCTTATCTTGAATCCCAAATACTTGCTTGAGATTACGCATGAATGGTGACCTCGCTATCGACTCCAGCAGCCCTGTAACAGCCTCTTTCATGTAAGTGAAGCCGTCCACAAAGCTGTCGGCTATGCCAAATGCTAGATCACCTATCTTAGAGAATATGTCTTGGAACGAATCAGGTAGTTTCTTGAAAAGTGTCCTGAGAACATCTGCTGCCCTGTTGGCCATAGATTGGTAGCTCTCAAAAAGCTTATCCACAAACAGGAAGCCTGTATCGATGAAAGAAGAATCACCGATGGTGGCTAATGCTGCACGCGTATTAACTACTGCATCTACTATACCCTTAAGGGCGATGCCGAGCGCACTTGCTAAGACCCAGCTCTTACGGAGTACCTGGAGGAAGATCCCTAAACCAGCCACAAATCGGAAGTTGTTGAAAGCAGCGAAAGAGACCAGCAAGCCTTTGAACATCAAACTAGCGGCTTTCGTGAAGCCAGATACCAATCTGAGAGGTGAACCTAGTAGCATACCTAGCCACTTGATAACGCCTTTGACTAGATCGGGTATCCAAGAGTTACCTATGACTTGATCATACAGCCAGAAGAACGAGCGCTCTATGTCAACTATGAGATCACTTACGTAATTAGCGGCTGTCTTGATCTGTGGAAAGATCGCCATGATGTCTATGGTGGGTAAGTTTTCAGTCAGGAGCTTCAAAGGTGCTTTGATAAAATCAACCACAGCTGTAAAGCCTGATTTCAATCCACCAACGATCTGCTGAAACGTCATCGTTAGGTTGCTCACAACACTGTCTATGAAGCCCATAATAGAGGGTGCTAGCTCAGTGAATGTATTCTGGAACGATGAGGCCAAAGACGAGAGGCCACCAAAAGAAGTCTCTAGGAGTTTATACACAGTAGTGGTGGCTAAGGCTACCGCCAGCACAATCCCTTGAACTAGCATCAAAGGTATCCGCAACACATCCGCAAAGTCCTTCATACCTTGTTTGATATCCACAACGAACACTCTGAAGTTCAAGCGCAGGATGTTTATCCTTTGCTCGATACCCTCGGCGAAGTCGAAGATAGCAAGGGACAGGTCATAGATGGTATCTGCGAATGTTCGGTCACCCTTGAACAGTGACCCCTTCAGGTTCTTGAACAGTATGCTGAATGCCGTCCCCATATTGAGGAATGCTTGAGCGTACGTTACACTGATCTTCTCAAACTGTTTGTCAATCGCCGATTGCTGTTTAGAGATCGCATTGTACACTGTGGCGAATGTCAGCTTACCTTGCTCTGCTAGTTTACGTAATTTGGAGAAAGGTACATCCATACCTTCAGCCAGTTGAATTGCGAACACAGGCGCTGATTCAAACACAGCCCTAAGTTCTTCACCCGCCAGTCGATTTGACGCAAGACCTTGACCAAGCTGTAATATAGCTGAGTAAGATTCTGCTGCGGTTGCCCCAGAGATGGCCAGGGTCTTTGTAATACTTTGGGCAAAGTTCTTGATACCCTTCTGTGAAATTCCGAAACGTTTGCCCGATAGTGCGATCTTACCATACAATGTAGCGACACCATTCAGGTTAGAACGGGTCGATATGGCTATCTGCTTGACGTCTGCTAGGGCTTGGTTGAATTCTTTTGTTCCTTCAGTCACATTCCGTAACTTGTTGTTCAAGTTGATAAAGCTGTCGGTCATCGTGGTCAGACCTTTAACCGCCAATCCAGCCGTGATTGCGACACCAATACCGGTCGCCAATGATGAAAACGCACTGGTCGTTTTGCTCACTGACTTCTCAATACCTTGCACGGATGTATTCAGCTTGTCTAGATCACGTCTTGCTGCTCGTGAGTCCGACCGTGATTCAATCTCAATACTCATTTAGAACCTCTTCAAAATTATACCCCCGATTAAGGGGGTAGGTTTACTTATAAGTGACAATGGCACCCTTCGGTACGCCATACTTAAGTGCTGTTACTTCGACAAAATGTGCAGGGGCTTGGCGTGAAGATCCTGCATTAAGTCTATCTATATACGGCGCGGTGTTCAACAATTTGAACCCCTTAGCTGCCTTGATAAACTTCCAAGAACCGGCGGCGAAACCTGTATCCTTAGGTGTTGCCTCTTGCAAAGCACCTAGTAGACGTAAACTCTGAATTGCTGTGTGAGCATCAGACTGCTGAGTAAAGGCATCGTACACGGCCTTCATCGTACTCTTTGCGCCGGTAATGCGCATCGACGTCTTGTTCATCACATATCTCCTAAGTTTACCTTATCACCACCTGTAGCGTTCAGCATTTTGGCAAATAGCGCAGAGTTCTTAAGTGCAGCACCTCGATCGCTATCTTTAGGTTTGAAGATAACAGCCAGACTAGGGAACATTTCCTGTGGCTTTATCTTACTACCCATTGATACTGATATGTAGTACGCCCTAAGGTCTTCCCGCCAACCCGCCGGGTACTTCGCAAAGTACTTCGTCCAGTTGACAAACTCTTCATAGGACATCTCTTCCTGCAACTGATACACAGGCATCTGCAGATCATGCGCAAGGTCATGTAGAAGAAGCTCTTTCTCGGTTAGCTCCCCGAGTCCGTCTTCGGACCGTTTCCCATGCCTGAGTAATCCATGATCTCACCTGACAGAGAGGAAAGCTCATCTAATGGAAACTTACGGAAGTCTTCCACAGACACTTCAGCGCTCTCCAGCACAGACATCTGTATTACAGTCCGCATCAGCTCTAGGCCTTCAGCGCTTTCAGCCACAGCCATTTGTTCACGAAGAACATCTGCGCTTTCACCTTGTTTTGACTCCAGTTCCTTAGCGCGTTCTGCCTGGAGGACACTATTGGCTTTCAGTGTATCCTGTACAGTAAGCACCTGCTCTACTGTCAACTTCTGGATAGTCACTTGGGCGTTCATGAATTTAGCTTGTTTGGAGATTGTCTTACCAATCAGTTTTGTAAATGCATTCGGTTGTTCGGTCATCTTAGGTACCTTTGTTGTTTCATTTGGAATAATCATATATATGAGATTCTAATAATTTTAGCCAGTTATTGAGTTCTGCCAAGGTTTGAGTTACCTCAAGTGCCTCTGGACTCCCAGCCACGAAATCACTAATTCGGTTTAAAGTCTTATCAATACTCACCTGAACACAACGCTTTTGGTCATCTTGACCACGCTGCATATTCTCAGCTGTTACTTTAAGAACATACGACTTTGTGAATGGTTTCTTGTAATCATCCGACATTAGTAGTTTACCTGTAATCTAAGGCCAACCCCAAAAGAGGTTGACCGAAGAGTGTTTTACTTAGACCGCAGGCGCAGTATAAGGACCGGCAAAGTCTGATTGAACCGACACAGTCAACGTCGCTGTATTAGCGTCTGTCAACTGAGGATTAATCAGCAATGCTTCGAGCTTACCTTTGAAATAAAAGTAAGTGTTCTCAACCGTATTGATACCAGCCGCACTAGAGTCGAACTGCGAAGTTCCAGTGCCTGTCGGCTTAGAGTTCATTACAGCGAAACGGAAAGTGTACTGGAAACCATTACCCACTAGCGCTTGCAGGGCTACAGCCCAATCAGCAGGGACATAGTTGATTTGGAATTCCATGTTAGGCGCATCTGCCTGACCTTGGACCTGATCAGAAGTAGCTTTGCCAAATACAGGGACGTTTACGATGTTCGCAGGCGTACCGATAGGTGGGAATTCACGGATGTTCTTGATACGGAAGTATCCGGTATCTTCTGTTACGAAGACCGCATCCTGGACAGTATCATTGATTACACCAGCAGAGGCAGCAGCACTAACTGAGAAGTCAGTGTAGACGCCCGCGCCGATAGAAGTGATATGTGACATATTAATTTGCTCCGAAGTAATTGAATGAGATTGAATACGTAGCCCTGCTAAGAGATGGGTTGTCTTCGTCGACTTTGTCGCTACCTAACGCACCATCTTGGAACTGAGTCGTACCGCTGCCCGAAGTCGTTAGGACTTGATTGGCAAGGTAAGTGTCCAGTATATCCGCAATGGCAAAAGTCCTTGTCGGACCTTCACCTGCAGGGGTAAATATATCTGCTATTAAGTGACCTGCCGCAGACTGGGGGTTGATGCCCCCGCCAGCAGGTATTATCGTAATTCTCACGTATTCCGTAGAACTAGAGGAGATGTAGTTGGATGGATGAGTCGCGATTGATTCCGCTACCCAAGCTGCACTGTCAAACACTGAAAAGATATCAGTAAGTAGATCGTTAAATTTACCCATGTCATATCTCCGTGTAAACTTCTAACAGTACAATAAACCCATCGCTCACAATTGGAGCACCTAGCTTCCAGGCTACACCAGAGATGACCACAGAGTCGTACAAAGTGACATCAGGGACGTCTGCGTGCTTGAACATTAGTTCCTGACGTTTGATGTTACGCTTGCTTGATTTCTTCTTTGTGGCTACTGGTATTGCTTTTACAACAGTGCCGACAGTACCACCGTCGACTACTTGCTTGGTGCCGAAACTAAAGTCAGAGACAGTACGCTTTTGAAACGTAACATCCTGAGCTAAGTCTTGTACGGCGATGAAGGCTTTCTTCAAACTCTTCGAGATAAGCGTAGAATAACCCACTAGTTAG